CCGTAGAATGGATTACTAATTCGTCTTGATAAGTTAAATCTCCTGAAACAAATATACTTCCTGTAACATGTACATTTCCATCTGATGCTATTCTCATTACTTCTGTAGGGGCTGCTGTTCTTGATGTAGCTGTAAAAAATTGCATATTTCCTTTAAATCCATCATCTTGTGCTTCTGCAACTGTTGTTTGAATTTTTGCTACTTCTCCATCTTTTCTTTCATCAAAAACTTTTTCAATAAGAGATCCTGAATCTGCTATCCACCTTACAGATCCTATAACGTCTCCTGTTTGGGGTCTTGTTGATAATAATCCTTCTTCTTCTCCAACTTGTAATAATTCATTTATTACCTCAGGAGATTGACTTTTTACAAAAGCATCAATTGTAGCTCTAGATGCTCCATCATCTATAGCTGATTCTCCTAAAACAGCTTGAATTAAATCAACAGTAATAGATCCTGCTCCTCCTCTACTATATTTTAATATAAATTCACTACCTGTTGCTGATCCTGATGTAGTTCTATTATATGATTCTAAATCTCCATCTTCATTTATAAAAATTCCTTTTGTGTCTAATCTTTGTTGTACATAAAATTTATTAGCTCTAATATCAAAATCTGTTTTAGGATTTGTTGTCCCAAACCCCATTTGACCAGAACCAGAAAAATACATACTTGCTGATCTATTTGAACCTGTAATAAAAGCACTTGTTTTGTCTGCTGGATCTAATTTTAAACCTAAGTTTGCTGAAGATGTTACTTTATTACCTTCAAAAAATGGTTGATTTAATTCTCCTGAACCTGATTGGTATATATTCCATTTAAATATTTCTGATGATATTCCCCCACCAATTATAAAAGTGTCTCCTATTTCCATTCCTCCTATTTGAGCTGCTGTTCCTGAAAAATCTGGTATAGCTACAGATCCACTATTTAAACTATGTATTAAAAATCCTCCTGATATGTGTAATGCTGATCCTGTTGGTCTAATTTTAAAAGATGATCCTATTTTTAAATTTTCACCTAATGAACCTGAAAAGCTTATTAAATTTTCAGTATCTTCTATTAAACTTGCACTATAATGTTTATTAAATCCTATAGAACCTGTTAAAGCTGCTACTGTTTTATATGCTACAGCAAAAGCATCATCATTATTTTGAAGGGGGATATTAACATATACTATATTTGTATTAATTCCTCCTAATACATGATCCAACGTATCATCTGTATCCACATATAAAGTTTCTTCAAATTCATTTGAAATACTTCCAATATCAGTGTATCTTAATACTAATTTTGTGTCTTGTTCTAGATTTGAACTACCACTAGTAATAGTAATAACACCAAAAACTTGTTGAGTTGTTAATCTAGTTAATTTATTATTAGTATTAGCAGAACATGAAATAGCTACAATTTGAGGAACTGAAGCAGATATTGCTGTTGTATCATCACTTAAAGTACCTGATCGAAATAAGAACAGACTACCTGATATTATTGATAATTCATCTTGTGTTATTCCGTAATCAGGCATATTATATTGTTATATTTTGATATGAATATAAAAGATGTCCTGATACTTCATGAAGTCCTTGTGCTGTATTTGCTTTAAGAGTAATTATAAAACTATCTCCTGCATTAAAATTTAAATTTATAGGTAAAGTATTTAAGTTTGAATAATTCTTTCCATCACCTGTACCTACGTTAACCTCTGCAGATGAAAGGATTTGATTAAATGCAGCTCCAGCTACTCCTGAAAAATTAGTAACTTCATCAAATGTATTTGAAGAATCAATATATACTTTGACAGTTATATCACTACATAATCCTGTTTGTTTCCAATATAATTTATGAATAGTCCCATCATGGGGTGTTACAAATACATTTACGTATCTTACATATCCTAATTCTGCACCACCTGCCCATGGTATTCCATTTTCTGATTGAACTGATGCCCAATCAGCTGAAAATCGTTCGTGGAAAAAATTAGTTGTTGATGTTGATGTTGATGTTGTTTGATTTCCTTCAAGTTTATGAAGACCTTGTTCAGATTTGTAAAATAAATGTCCAGTTTTAGTATTAATTACTAAATCTTCTTTATTAAAATCTGTTACTTTAGGATCTCTTGATTTAGTTCTTACAGTCATAATTAATAGCTTACAGTATCCCAATCATTTTCTAATACTACACTTACATATATTCTATCTGCATTATCTGTAGGTCCAGTAGATGCCCACTGCATACTAATCATTAAAGCATCTCCCGCATTATACTGACCCTCTGTTCCCGTTAATGTTTGTGATCTAGTGTTATTAGTATCATCGGCTCCTTGTTTGGGGTTTACCATTGTAAAAGTATGAACAGCAGTTCCTTCAGAATTCATTCTTTTATTACTTGCTCTAGTATAGATTTTCCAAGTTATATCTTCTACTGGTAATACGTGGTTAGTACCTGTGTTAGAAGCCCAATGCATTCTTAATATTATTTCTCTAACTCTTCCTGAACAAGGCATTATCATTGCTTGTTGTTCTTTTACACCTGAAGTTTGCTCATCTGGAACACCTGCTAAAGGTATAAATGTTTCTGTAGTACCTGCATTGTCTTTCCAGTTAGCTGCAATTATTTGTAATTGTTTTCCTCTTATAGGACCATTAGATGTTACTCCTGCTGTAAATGAACCTGTTCCACTTCCACTCACATTGTGTGAGGCTGTTATTTGGGTAACTGCTGCTAGATTTCCTGCTATATTAAGGTTATTTAATGATGGGTTATATTTTAATCCAGCATCATAACGAATTTGTTGTGCTGTTGAATTATTATTATCTAAAAATGCTACAAACTGACCTTCATTTTCAGTGTTAGTTGTTGCTACTATATTTGTTGCATTTGTTGCATTTACTGCCGATCCTACTGTTAAATTTGGTGCGTCCGTTTCTGATTCAATTGTTAATAATTCTATACCTGCAAATATTTCTTGTCTAACTGCATCTGTTACTAATTCGCCTCCACTTCCTAATATTACAACATTAGCTCCTGTTCCTGCTGCTAAATTTGCATATAATTTACCACTTGCACTTATATCACCTGAAGCTGTTATATGACCAGAAGCTGATATATTATTGAATCTATGTAATTCTTGAACGTTAGATCCATCACCAAAATAAAAAATTCCAGTTGTTCTATTCATTGCTACTTCTCCTCCTGATAGAGAAGAAGGAGCTCCTGCTGTTCCGTTTTTTAATATTATTGTACTTGCCATATTGTTTTATTATAAATATTTAAAATGTTCCTCCATTTATAGTTCCATTAATATTATTTGCAGTAATATCACCTGTTGCTATTATTTCTCCACTTGCACTTATATTATTTGATGCTGTTATGTCACCTATAATGTCAAAACTTTGATCTGCTGATTTTAGTGCGATTCTTTTATTTGGTGAGCTAAGAAATCCTATAAAATCATTAACTGTTTTAAATCTATGTCTTTCAGCTAATATAGTGCCGCTTGAACTTATATTACCTGAAGCTGTTATATGTCCATTTGTAGATACTAAATTAAAACCTCCATCTGTGATTACAAAATTAGGTGCAACATATGAAATATTAGGTGATGTTTGTTCTGTTTCTACGGTACCATAAATTCTATTAGCACGTAATGATCCATGTACAGATAATCCATCTGATACATCAACACTTCCATCTATATCTACATTATCTAAATTAGCTAT